TCAAGAAACGATGCATCATTGTATTACCATCGCTACGAGATTTCAAGAATGCATCGCTGTCCTCAAGAACCATAACTTCTGCATCGTCTTCAATAAACTTAGCAAAGAATGCATCTTTCTCAAGAATGCCAGCATCATATGTTACGATTGCAGAGCAGTTGCGATGCGCCAGCAGACCACGAATAAATGTAGTCTTACCAGTTCCTGGAGGTCCAATTAGTAGGAGAATGTTGGCAGAAGATTCCATGTAACGATCGTAGTAATCGCCAAGGGATTCGCCATCAAGGAATGGATACATTTCTTCAGTTGGAAGACGATCACGATTCAATGGAACATTAACAGAACCACCATCAGAACTATAGATCCATTCGATATAAGATGTCACAACATCAAAATTAGATTCAACAATTTCAATCATGTGTTCTGCAAATTCAGCATCACCAAATGCACGAACAGTGGTTGAATTAGAGTTTACATCAAATTTGATAAAGTTGTTTGTATCTTCTTCAATAATAAATCCAGTTGAGGAATTACTTTGAACAAACAAACAATCTTTGTATTGCTCTTCTGCCCACTTAGACCATCGTTGACGATCGCAAAGAACAGTTGTTTCTCGTTGTACTGTTGATAGTTTTGCATCAACACGACGCTTCATAATTTCTACTGTGACTAAGTCTTCGAAATCAGAAACACCTAAAAATATTTTCTTATCATCCATAATTTCATTCAAATCAAATTGGTTATCAAACGCATCCCAAGTATACTTTCTAAGAAGTCTTTTACCTCTTTTTCTGTTTCTACTTTTTGTACTTCTTGCTAGTGCGGGAAAAGATCTTCTCACTATATCATGCCCTGCTTGTAAATCACGTATCCACTGTCTTATGTCCTGTGTCATCTTCATCATCCAAAAAACTGTTCAATGTATTTTCCATCTTTTTCTTTGCAGCCCTTTCTTTCTTACGTCCAATGAAATCATCGAATGTATGATTCTGCTGCATAAAATCTAAATAAGCATTATTAAATTCACCTGTCTCATCTTGCTCTTGAAGTTCGAACATCTCAAAGGGCATGTTCTGAATCATCTTACCTTTAATATAAGATTGTTTCTTTTCTTTGGCAATCCTTCGCAGAAATGCATACCAGATAATCTGTGTAAAATATGCAAATGGATTATTGGATTTGGTGGGATCGAAGTTATCAATATATTGAAGGCAGTTTTCAATGCCATCAGATATCATTTCATCACGATAGGAATAATTAATAAAGTTGGGTTTATAAGAAAGATGAGTTGCTATCTTAAGAATGCATTCACCAACGTAATTACTTACTTGTGGTTTCGGTAAGCCTTTTTCCTCAGCTTCCTTTTTCTTAGCTCGCATCTCAACGATAGCTGCTAAAAAGTCAGCGTTATTTACATATTGTGCCATACATACCGTTTCCTCATTTAGTTCAAGTTATTCATAAGTATACAACAAGATCGTTAAAAAGACAAGTTTTATTTCATTACAATTTATATTTGCTTTTTTATTTGTCTTAGGACATAATCACTGTGTTAGGGTTGATCGTGACGTATTAGTTAATTGTATCGTTTCCTTCGATGAATACTCTGTATCTTCTTTCCTCTTCTTCATCTTTAGGAGTTTTAGCTAAGTCTTCTAACATAGAGGATCTTCTCTTTGCTTCTTGTGTATCTACTTCATCTTCCCAGATTGTTTCTTCTTTCTTACCATTGTTTGTTATGAAAGAAAGTTTCTCATGTTCTGCAACAATGCGTTGATAGTGAGGCACGAATAGATAGTGCAACTTCTTAACAAACATAATGTCTCGTTTAGAAATTACAAAAGTAGTATCATCTGAAAATTGGCACAGAGGATGTATCGTTATATGCTCACGTTGTGTTTCTAAGACAGGAATAGTTCTAACACACATTGGTGATTCAAGAAGTACATGCTCATCATCCTCTTCTTTGAGGACAGCCATTACTTGCTCACCTGAAGTGAGTTTCATTACAACATAAAGTTCGTTGTCATCTAACATAGATCCACCTCTACTATTTTAACTTTAAATTCTTCTTCAGCATAAGTTTTGTATCTTTCTGCTGCATGATTTAAAGTATGATTTTTCCAAGACTTCCAATGTAAATCATCGGCAAGATCAAACAGATTGCATTTAGTTTTACCATCTTTCAATCTTAGTCCACGACCAATACTTTGTAAGTTACGGATCTTGCTTTTTGATGGTGATGCAAAAATAACATTTTCTAACGATGGAATATTAATTCCAGTACTAAAAGTACCAAAACTAGCAATAATGATGGCATCACTTTCTCCTTCTGTAATGTGACGAATTGCTTCACGATCTGTAGTATCAGTTCCTCCGTAAACAAAGAACACTTTGCGATTTTCATGCACCTTGTTCTTTATTAATTCATATAAAATCTTACCATGCTTTTCAACAAACTGAAAAAGCACTAAGGTATTGCCTTCACAGTTAACTGCAAGATTACGAATAAACTTATTTCGCTTTTCATTACTTACAAGAAAGTCCATCTCTTCTTGGTAAGTATTATTCTTTTGTGCTTTACGAATTTCTTCATTGTACTTTAACATCACACACATTATATTTAGGGTGGTGAGTCTTCCTGAGTCCATCAACGCTTTGGTAGTAGTAACTTTATGCACTGGACCAAACATACCCTCAAGAACTAAACGATGAACTTTTTTGTTATCAAGTGTTCCTGTTGTACCAATACGATAACGAATCTTATCCATCTTTTCCATAACTGTTGTTAAGGATTTTGCTTTGAACTGGTGTGCTTCATCTCCAAAGATTACATTAAACTGAGCAAACCAAGATTTGGGTTGTAAGTATACAGACTGCCACGTTGTAATCAAAACATCTTTGGTAAACTGTTTAGTGAATCCTGCATATAATTTTTGGCAAGAACCATCAACATTAAAACCATTGGCAGATGAGTAGTCTTCAAAGTCAGTGAACAACTGTTCAACAAGTGAAGTCGTTGGAACTATAATGATACATTTACGATCGTGTGCAATATGCCAACGCATCGTGGTATAAATTATAAATGACTTTCCTGACGCTGTGGGAGATAATAGCAGTGTGCGCTCTTGATCGAGAGCAGTCTTTACTGCTTCAATTTGATAGTCTCTGATTTCGATTGGTTTACCACGACCATGAGGATCAAGTGACTTAGCATAGTCTTCTACAATCTGATGTGTGATATTGTTTTGATGGAATATAGGAGTTACGTATTCAATGCCATACCCATTGCGAGTGGCAAACTCTTCAACATAAGAAACTAATCCTACGTAGAGTGTCTTTCTAACTTGATCATATAAACGAACTTTTCCATCCCAGAGTCTTGCTCTGAATTGTGGTGTGAATCTTGCACCTGGATATTCATACGTAAAGAAGTCAGCAAGTTCTTGTTCAACAGAACCATCACTAAAAACTCTAACATAAACTTCGTCTAACTTCTCAATTTTTATCATTACATACCAGCTAAGAATTTCTTCCATTCAACTGCAGTTTTAATCTGCCAGTCTCTGGCTTTGATTTGGCCAAGAACAGATTCAAGAAAATAAATCATTGTTTCAAGATAATCAATCTTGACTCTTGATGTATTTAGTTCGATGTCACCTGAGAGAAATTCATCCATCTCATTCTTTAGTGGCTTAACACCTTGCCATTGTTCCCAACCAAGATTAGTTAATTCATCACGTGAGAGTTCACCACGATACAATCGGAATTTATTCTTCCGAAGCATGTTGTAGTCTGATTGATATTTGGTGTGTTTTAGTTTGACATTGACAAGTAGTTTTAAATACTTGGCATGTAACTTGGGAGTTGCTGTGGTTGTTTCACCGAGATAGTTGTCATCAATCTCGCAGTCTTTATCCCACTCTTCTTGCAATTGTTCAATATTCATAATAACCTCAAAATTTAGATTACTGTTATTATACAGCAATCTTACAAAAAAATCAAATTTGCTTTACAAGAATTTATACAAACCATAACGAAATGTTGCATTACCGATTAGGTATTGAACATCGTTATTAGTACCTGAAAATTGTAATGAGTCTAATCCAATAGGAAACATGTCGATAAATCTTACAGTTTTTACTACATTATTATTGCCAGTTAGTATTTGCAATGTAGCATCAGAATAGTTTTTTGCTAATTCACTATAATTAGTAGTGTCATCTTCGCTAAAATCAATATACTGGTCATAACTTTCTGGGAATCCTAATGCAACAATCCAATTATATATTGATGTATAGTTTGCCATTTGTTCATCAACTAAAAATTGTACAGTCAATTGATCATATGTTAATGTTTCACCTGGAATTGGTATTTTTGCGAATGGTGTACCGAACTCTGGTTCACCAAGAGTAATTCCTGGAAGGTTTACTGATTGGCAAAAGAAAGACAGGTCTGGCAATTTCTGAATATTAAACATGAAACCATTAGGTGATAATGGATTTATGTTTGCTGGAAATGGACATGTGATTGTACTAGCCATGGTATCTCTTTTGATTAATTGTCATACTAATATTTAGGAATAAAAAAAGAGGATCCGAAGATCCTCTTTTAAATTACCGCTTCTTTGTCGGCTTCGTAGCCAACTCGATGGATTACATCAAGTTAGTAACCTTAACACGACGGTAGTAGTAGTTTTCGTTAGCAGTCAAACCACCAGTACCATCCAATGAAACGAATGGGTTAGCAACTAGACCGTAACGAGTCTTGAAGCCAATTTTTGGCTGGAAGCTGTTAGGATCAACTGCACGAACCATTTGTAGAGGCACGTATGGGCAATAGAACAAACCAGCATCAAACGCTGACTGACCTTTGTAGCCAACAACGAAGAACTGAGTAGCTGACACGTTAGCAGTATATGGATCAACATATACTTTGTACTTGCCATTTAGAACACCAGCAAAAGTAGTGCTTGTGTCATCAATGTTCATTGAGCTATTACCTTGTAGGGCAGGAGTGTAATCTAGAACACCAGCCATCGCTAAAGCAGACGCTACGTCAGCTGAAGTGATGATGAAGTTACCACGACCACGACGAGTTTGTTGACCGATTGCATTGGCTTCACGTTCGATTTGGAACATTAGACCTTTGAATTTTTCAACAGACCAACGACCATTAGAATCAGTATCTAAGTCGAAAGTACCAGCAGCAGTAGTACCAACAGCAGCACCAGGTTTTGCTGTTTTGTAGATTGTACGAATAACTTCACGATTGATTTCAGCAAGGATCTCAGTAGAAAGAATGTTGCTTAGTTCACCTTCAGCGTCAAGACCATGAACAGACTTCATGTCTTGTGCTAATTCGATAGAGTATTCTGCCTTCAAAGCACGAGTCTTTGCAGTTACAGAAGTCTTTTCGATAGAGAAAGCCATAGCACCGAAAGAACCATCACCTTGACCGCCTTGACCTAGACGCTCAGCGTCAGCAGTTGCTAGACCAGAACCAGTAGTTTCAGAACCAGCAAAGTCATAAACACCAGAGTGAGTACCAGTACCAGTAAAGTCAGTATCTGCTTCGTTGAACAACGCTTCAGTACCACCTTGAGTAGAGTAACGTGACTTCATTGCGAAGATTAGACCAGTTGGCTGAGTCATTGGTTGAACACCAGCAACATCATATGCAATCAACTGTGGCATTGAACGACGAACCAAGCTGATCAAGACTGGATCAAACTTAGCGAAACCGCCAGCGTCACCATAAGAACCAACAGCGTTAGCTGGAGCAGCTTCGTTCAATTCGCCCATGGCTTCACGACCACGACGCATTTCGATTTCTTGGTTTTCTAGAAGAACCGCAGTTACTTCTTTGATGTAATTATTTTTAATTGGGGATGCAGCGTCCGACTCAAGAATCGGTGCCCATTTTTTTACTAAATCTTGACGAGTAGTCATTTTATTTTCCTTATTTGTTTTTGTTGAGTGCTGTTAGATAAGCTGACATAGTTGAATCAAGTTTTGGCTTGTTTTCTTCTGTCAAATTCTCTACTGGAGCATCTGTAACAACTGATTTAACAGTAGTTGTTTTTGTTGTGAAATAGCTTTCACGGATAGTCTTTACTTTAGTTTCAAAAGATTCTGCGCCATCATATGAAAGTTCTTCAACAAGACTGTTAAACTTTTCTACTTCAGTGCTGGTTAAACCTTCACTGATATTTTTAACGATTTCAGCACGACTTTGTTCAGAGATAGTTTTAGACATCTCGATGTTTGTCGCAACTTGTTCATTAAGTTTTGCTTCAAGTTCTTCAATCTTATTTTCCATTTCGCCAAGCACATCGAAACGCTCTTCAGGAACATCGATGTAGTGCTCTTCAAATAGATTTTTCATACCAGACACGAAACTCTCAAGAATTTCTGACTTCATTCCACGATCTAGGGCAATTTCATTATCTTTCATCCACTGCTCGGCAACGTAGCCAAGGTATCCATCAACTTGTTCAACAAGACCCTCTACATTCTTAGCAACTTCTTCTTCAAGTTTGCTGTTGAATTCTTCTTGTAATCGTGCTACTTCTAGCTTAACACGATTCATAACTGCAGCTTCGTAAATAGTAGTTGCTTTCTGTTTGAATTCTTCAGAAAGTTCTTCACCATTCATAAGCGCATCAATATCTTCTTTAATACCAGCTGCCATTGCTTCTGGTGCGGATGCACTTTGAGTAGCTTTGTTTGGCTTCTTGCTAGTACCACCTTCAGCTGCTTTTTCATTATCCACGTTGTTACGTGCATTATCTGGATTTACTTCAGCTTCGGTAATTTCTTCCACGTTCTCATCAGCAACCTGCTCGGTGAGTTGTGCTTTTTTTGATTCTGCTAAGATTTCAGCGATTTTTTGTTCAATTGACATCGTTTTCTCCTGTAACTGGATAGTTCTATTGTTTATTTATAATTATTTGATTTTCATCAAAAACTGTTGGAAAGCAATTATTTTAGCTTCCTCTAAATTCTTAGAAGAAGTTTTCTTAATAAAAGATTTAACCTCTTCAATTTGGTGTTCCACAAACTTTCCATCAACAAAAACCCACTCTTTACTCTCCATAATACCTCTGACATAAGCATCGGGAGCAGAAGGGTCTGCTACGATATCAGCTGCCGTTGACAGCATAAAATCGTCTTGCACAATTTGGATACCTTTATCGTTAGACTTAAGAGATCCAAGAGCACGACTAGAAACACCAAGATTTGCACCACCCTCGAGTAAACCACGAGCAATCTGTCCCATTGGAGTTTCAAGAATTTTTGCCTTGCCGATATAGTTAGTACCTTCTTTATGTAAAGAAACAATTAAATGTGACACACGATCTAAATTAATAGATGGTGTATCTGGATGACCTAACTCACCATAAGCACGATTATTTTGAACTTGTTCTTTGATGTAACGACCGACTTCACGATCCATTGTACTCTCTTGGTACATACGATTGTTGCGGTTTACAATTTCTGATTGAAGAAAGATACCTTCAATAAAATATTCCTTACCCTTACCTTCAGTAATTTCGGTAACTAGATTAACTTTTTCGGTAACTTCTCTAATTAGTCTCATGATTAGCTCCCAACTACTGATTGATTATCATAAGCACCAAATACGGCAGTCTCAACCTTAGTTGCATATCCACCAATTTTGCGAATTTTTAACCAGCACTCTGCTTGAGCTCCAGAAATAGTAACAACGATATCAGATGTATTGTTGACTGTTTCTGGGATCATTGCTTGGCCACCAAATTCTAAAGTACCAGCAGCATCAGCTTGTAGTGTCATAACAACAACTGAGTTACGAGTGATACTAATAATACCACCAATAGCACCTGTCCATGTTACACCAAAAATGTTAGCAGTTTGTGTTGCACCATCAAGTGCTTGAGTAGTTGCTAAACAATCTGTTGCTAAAGAAATAGTTGTTGCAGCTGCAGTACCAGCAACTTTAACCACTGTTTCTAGGTTTGTATTTTTAAGTATGGTTTTAGCTACTGCCATTTTTATTCCTCTATTTGTTCAAGAACGTGAAAGAAGTTTTCTTTTGACTCTCTCATATACCCTATAATTTCTGTTTGATTCTGTAATAAGTTATTTAGGCGTAATTGAGTACGCTCATCAATTGCTACAATTGATTCATCACTAAGAACGTAATGCAATTTACCTTCAACTAATCGATCAAGTTTATTTAATTGTCTGATGGCATGAACAACTGGATCTGTACTAAACATATGAGAAGAAGCAAGTTGTATATAATTTTCTATTAGTGTATCGGTAACTTTAATATCGTGATATTCTTTAATAATATTAGCGATCGTATGCTCTGATAGTTCTTCGTATAGTTCTTTTGATACTTGTTCTTCTAATTTGCGAGAAATATGATCTTGTTTAATGTATTGTCTTGCTTCTTCTAAACTTGTAAATTCTGTTTCAATACCATTTATCAAAATCTTACCTTCTTCAGTTCTTTCGATTAACTGAAGATACGATCTAGTGCTTTCAACAACATTAGATCGTTTTAGAGATTTTGTAAATTCGGAGTAATGCATTACTCTTCTGTAGGTTCATCATCTGTTTGTGTTGAAAACATATTCTGTGCAACTGACTGACGCATAGTATCTAATCTAGTAGATAACTTTTCTGCCATCGCTGCAGCAAATGTATTTTGGGTTTCTAGCGCATCGCCAGAAGCAATTGCATGAACTAAATTTTGTGTCGTTTCACTCATAATATTCTCCTATTAATTTGGCCAAGTGCCAGTTTTCAACTGTTTAACTTTAGCAGCTGGTTGGACTTCTTCTGATGCTTGCTGATCTTCCTGTGGCTGTTGTTCTTGCTCTTCAGGTTGCTCAGTATTTTGCATCATGTAATTTTGTGTCGCAGCTTGTTGCGCACCATCTAACATCCCTGCTTTTTCTGCCTGACCGACTTGTAGTTCTTGTTCAGACGCAAGTTCTTTGTCAATCTGTTCTATTTCATCTTCATCTAAACGAAGGATGTTTTTACGAACCCACGTTTGAGAATAATATTTACCAACATATGGATCTATTTGCTGTAATGCAGCTAATCTTTGAGTTAAAATTTCAGCGTCTTTTAACTCAGAATAATGATTGTCTTCTAAATAATCATACTTAAAGAATGGTCGCATATTGTCCCATTCATCAGCACGAATAATACCTCTTGCAATCAATTGTACTCTAAGTGCAGAAGAAAACAATTGACTAAATTTTCTACGTAGTCTAACAATAAACTTATTAAACTTAACTTCATCACGACTAATTTCTTGTGAGCGACCAATACTAAAACCTTGTTGCGCTTGCAAACGAGAAACTGGCACGTTCAGTGAATGATACAATTTATTTTGAAAATATTCAATATCTTGTATCTCACCTAAATTCTGACCACCTGGAAGTGTAGTAATCTCAGTACCTTTGCCACCTTCACGACGTGGCATCCAGAAGTCTTCCATCATTGATAAGTGACGACGATCATCTCGTGTCTCACCAGTTGTAGCATCATAAACAATCTTATTACGGAACTTATTCATAATGTCCGTTACATACTGCTCTGCTTTTAACTTAGGTAAATTACCTACATCAACATAAAAAATTCTGCGCTCAGGAGCACGAGAAATACGATAAATGACAACTGAATCTTCAATCATCTTTAATTGATTCACTGGCTTAATTGCCTTATGAAGATAAGACATCACCATACCAGTATCTTGATCTACATATCCTGATGGACAGTAAATCACGGAGTCAATGGCTAACTTAACACCTTGTGTCGTTTGCTCAGTAATTCCTTTGTCATTATAAAGAAAATATTCTTCAGTTTCTTTGACAACATTAACACCTTGTGGTGATCGTTCTGTTTTAATATTTTTAATACGACGAATCTTACGTGGGTCTACATATCGTAATTCTACAATACCACCTTTGATATTTTGTTCATCAATAAGAATTTGATAATATGCACGACCATCAATGTACCATCTGCGAAAGATTTCGTGTGCTCTTTCGTCAAACTTTAATAATTTTAATACTGTATTAAATTCTTCACGAATCTTAGTCTTAATTGCAGATGAAACTTTTAATTCATCTAAGTCTAATTCAACTGAATTTTTTGCTTCATCAGCAATAATTGCTTCATTAACAATATCTTCAATAGCACCATCACAATCAGAGTATTGTGAGACCTCACGATAACGACGAATTAAATCGTTTTCGTTTTTAATTGTGCCTTCTAAATCCATAACCAGACCGTAATAACCACCAGCATTCACGCCAGTGTTTATTACAGTTGATCCTGAATCAATTGGACTTGGCGTAACTACACTAGGTAAATCTAGATCCTTGTTACGCTTTATTTCAAAGCCAAAAAGCTGCATAATGTAAAAACCTTCAGTTAATTATTAAATTGGGAAACTGCCAATTGGAGTATCAACAGAAACATTAACACCAAATCCACCACCACCAGCAGTAGCAGATGTAAAGAAGTTGTATGTAAACTCTACGTCAAACAGTTCAATTGCATTTTGTTGTTCATAATCCAAAGCAATTGCAGAAATTGTAGTTGGATAAGCGTCAACAAACTTGTAACTTTTAATAATTGCGCCATTACGATCTAATTGATGCACGTTTAAGTCAACTTGATATTCAGTTGGGTTAACACGACCATTTGTAGAATTGTAATTCTGTACGCCATTTGACCATTGCTCTAGTGCATTACGGATACCAAAAGTAGTATCGTTGTAAATTGCAACAGACCATGGTTGGAAAGTGCGCTCGCCAGCAAAGTTAACTGGACGACCACGATATAACACACCAATATTTTCTACAGTTGATGCAGGTAACTGAGCAGACTTACACAAAAATTGTGCTCGCTGACCAGCTACTGGACCAAGTGTAACATATGATGGGAATACTAACTCAACACGAAATTGGTTCGGGCGTGCACCGCCACCAACCATTTGTGCCTTAAAATCAGCAATGTTTGCCATTTAAATCTCCTTATGTTCTTTCTTATTTATCTTAGAATTACGCACCGATTTCTGTGAAGTTAATTCCAGAACGAGCAGCAACGAAATTGAGAGTTATAAAGTTGATAGAACGATTTGGCTTAACAAAAATATCCGCAACAAATTCGTTTGCATCTATAACTTGACCTGTGTTGTTAGACTCATCGCACTTAACAACGAAATCAGTAATACCACGACGACCTTGGACATCACGTAAGAATGGTTCTACCAAACTTCTAAACTGTGCACGTGTAAATGGATCATTGAATTCAAACAACTGGAACTTAGCAGCAGTTGCAATAGCTTTTTCCATAACGATAAACAAACGACGCACGTTAATACGATCGAAAGCAGATGGTTTAGCAAGCAATGTCTTGTCACCGAATAGAACAGTACCTTCTCCTGGGAATGTAACTACTGGGTTTACACCTTTTTTATAGAGTGTATCACGTTGTGTTTTGTTTGGATTAAGAGCTAAGCGTACAACATTCTTAATTTGTCCACGATTTAAACCACCTGGAGAGAACCAAGGATCGTTAGTGTAATCAGCACGAGCACATAGACCAGCGATATCGGCATTTAGTGCAATGTAACGATACTTGTCGTTATAACGATCGTACTGATATTTGTATCCAGAATCCATCACAGCGTATGAAGAACTTGTAAGTGCATCACGGTAAGCAGTGATATATCCGATTTCTGTAGAAGTAGATCCAACGATGATGTCACCATTTGCTACTGCTTCTGGAGAAACAAATGCTACGCAGTCTAAACGAGTGCCACATACATTAGTAATTACATGATTTGCAACAGTAGTAGATGCTTTACCTAACATGACTAAAGAAATATCAAACTGTTCAGCGTTGTCAAACAAAGAAAACGCAGCCATTTTTTCACCATCAGTCAATGCGTAATCATCAGTACCACCAATTAAACTTAAAGTAACAACTGCAGTTAAAGATTTGTATGCAGTTGCTGCAGTAGCAGCACTTCCCCAGTTGGCTCCAGTACCAGCAACAGTTACTGTGTGATCCATCCAGTAAATCCAAGAAGATCTAGAATTAATAACATCTCTGTAAAAATTATTAGTACCATCACTAGTTTTTGCATCAGATGCTTTAGAAACAAAAGCAAATCTTTCTAAAATAGTATCCTTGGTTCCACTAATAAGTCCATCTTCATCGATAACAATAATGTGAAGTTCATCATTAGAAGCATTGATATCAGATGCATAAGGAGAAGTTCCTGGCGCACCAGTAAACTCTGATGCATATGTCCATGCAGCAAAAGTGGCAGAATCTGCCATAGAAACTTTTAAACTGTTACCTAAAGATCCAGGATACTTAGCAGCCCACTCTCCTACAATGCCAGCACCACCAAGATAGCTAGAAATATAGTCTAATCCATTTCTAATTTTTAAACCGATTGTTGCAGTAACAGCTGATGTTGCTAGTGCAGTAGTTCCAGAAGGAGGAGCAGCAACAGTAATAGCTGGCGCAGTAGTATATCCAGTACCAGCATTAACTACTGTAATAGCAGTAATAGTAGAAGTTGAGATTACTATAGCACCTGCAACAGCACCTGCAGATCCAGCGTTACCAGTAATAGTAACTGTTGGTGTAGATGTGAATCCAGTACCACCATTAACGATAGTGATCGATGTCACCGCACCACCAGCAACAGTAGCAGTTGCAGTAGCACCAGTACCACCACCACCAGTGATTGTAACTGTAGCACTAGAATAACCAGTCATAGTACCAGAGATTGCAATACTAGAAATAGCACCACCAGAAAGAGTAGCGACAGCAGTAGCTTGTACACCACCAGTTACAGTTGGTGCAGCTATGGTAACAGCTGGCGCAGCTGCAGTAGAAACATAGCCAGATCCAGCAGTACCCACTGTGATAGCGGTAACACCACCAGTTGCGGCAGATACAGAATTTACATGTCCAGCATCTGCACGAACTAATAGTAAGTTATTTGTGTAAGACAGGAAGTTTGCTGCTGTGAAAAAAGACTGAAAATTACTATCGTTTGGTTTTCCAAAGCGTGTAGTTAGCTCATTTTCTGAACTAACGGTAACTGGTTCCATTACTGGACCCCATGAAAACGCACCTACGGCAGCACCAATTGATGATGATACCGCTGGAACGATAGAAGTGAAATCTTTTTCTACGACTGCAACGCCTGGAGATAGTTGAAATGGCATTGTATTTCTCCTTGTTAATAAGTTTACTTTTAGACAAATTCATGTCTACATTTTATTTAGGTTTTACACATTTTCTAGAAGTTTAGTGGAGCCTTTTCTGGACCACCATCATCATAAAACCCGAATGGTGTTAATTCTTCTTCGATCGCTTGCATCTGCTTAGCGTACATAATATTTCGTAGATTAACATTATTTAGGTCTTTGAAATACGAGTTAGTAGTTAGCCATCCAAATAGAACTAGAGGCATTACTAAATCATCGTGATAACCTTCGTCAGCTTCATAAGACCCTTTTTTCTCAATAAAAGTCGAGATTTCGGAGATCGTATCAGCGTCATTTATAATAAGTTTGTTTTCCTCAACGAGTGCCTTAAAGTTATGGCACCCAATTCTTTTAATTTTCTTATCAGTTACTACACCTAGCTGGGTTTTACCACCACCGAAACCACCAGAAACTGTTTGCCCAAGAGAGTGTCTTGTTACAAACAACAGGTTTTCGTATTCCATTTCTGAATAGAGAATATGAGCCACCTGCTCAGAACTATTAATCTCTATTAAAACCCATGCTTGATTGTAGTCATTACCAATTTTGTATATAATATTTGGATATAGCAATGGACTAATTTCATTGTTTCTATATTTTGCAACCATTCTATAAGGTACTTCTGTAATATCAATAACTTGAAATGCAGAGTAATCACCACCAACACCCTTTGCAACATCACATACCATAACATAAGAATGAGCAGCTTGTGGATTTACATATACATCTAATCCATCTTTTTGATAGATGATAGTATCTGGACTCATTTTAGAAATTGTATCAGCACGAACTAAAGTAAGAGAAGAACCCAAGAAGTTACAAAGAACCTCTTGAGTAAATTTAAGTTCACCAAGCTGTGCCTTTTGTTCTGCAGCCCACGTTTCATCACGACCTGGAATTTCCCAGTAAGGTATGAATAGATTAATGAATCCATTTCTACCTTTTTCAGCATCTGTCCAAAACTTCCAGAAGTGATTATAACCCAGCGGAGTTGAAGACAGTAAAATCTTAGTAGTTTGTCCAGCAGAAATTGTAGGATAAACTGAAGTAAAGAATTCTTCTGCCACATTGTTTGGAATAATCGCAGCTTCGTCAACATACAACATGTTTACTGACTTACCACGAATACCAGATTTACCTGTTGCAGCAGTAAATACTTTTGAACCATTTTCAAGTTCAATGTCACCTTTGTTCCAAGTGGTAACACCTTGTTGCATCCACTTTGGTAGCAACTCATACATTGTTTGATAACGATCTAAAACCTCACGAGCAGCAGTTGCTTTGTTCGCAAGGATAGCCACAGTTTTGTTGGCTTGAAAAATCGTGTACCAAAGAATGTAAGCTGCAGAAGTAGTTGTCTTACCTTGCTGACGACCTTCCATAAGAATCACACGACGATTATTATGGATTACATTTAATTTGTTCTTTTGGCAATCATACAATTTAAATAATTGCAGACCATGATCTAAGGTAACAATATAGCAGTAGGTCTCGATAAAGTATATCGGATCAGCTGCACATTTCATGTACTCCTTTACATCCTCAGGACTAAACTGTACAGTAACTCCAGCTGCTTTTAAGTTCGAATTAGCATTATAAATTTCAGCCATATTTAAAAATTACTTGTCCACGATTCGGTGTCAACCGTAGCATCAGTAACATCGCCTTGTGCAGTAAAAACTCTGTTTGGATTAGAAAAATCTTCTTTTAATCCAATGTTAGCGATAACTTCACTAATAACATTTTTAGTAGCCTTAGCACCAAACAAACTAGTCTTTAATGTAAAGTTTAAAGTATGCGTAACAAATCTGCGAGTCTGAAAATCTCCGTCATATTCATCCGAAGAAGTTACACTATTTAAAACAATCGGTAAATCCAATATGATATTCATATCAGGCACAGCATTAATTGCTAGTGTATATTCTGGAGTGAATGTTGGTAAAATTTGTTCTAGAATTTGAAGTGCATCTTCTTGTGTTTTAGTTAAAATATACAAAGCAATATCAATGTTATACGGAACTGGAGTATACAGTGTATCCATACCAAGAGTAGCGTCACCACATTTAATTTGCTGCATGCGATTTAATTTACGACTTGAATCATATGAATAACTATTAATTTCAAAAGACATTCTTGGTAGAACCGTATATACATTATTTTCTAGACCTGGATCACCATCAAGTCTAACTATCCATTTTTCTTTTGGTGCATATGCAAGTGGAATTTGTACTCTTTGAATAGTAGTTCCTGTGACAGAATCGCCAGATTTACGATCAATGTAAATATTACTAAACAAAGTGCCGAATGCTACAATACACTTACGTATTGTTCCATGATAGAATACGTTGCTATTAAGCATTGTTTATCTCACCAAAGGGATTTGTTTCATCAAATAAGACATTAAGAGATTCTTTCTTAAATTTATTGTTATCACCGAAAGAATCTGCAGCGTTGTCTATGTTAGCTTTAATAGTAGCAGTAGCTGCAGCACCTGCACCAGCGCCACCAACAAAACTAATTACTGGAGGAGTTTGATATGCAGTTCCTGGATTAGTTATATCAATACGAATAATTTTATTAGCAGTTGCACCAGTTCCTCGAACTGCAGTTCCTGCTGCACTATTTCCAGTATTACTTGTAAACACAACAGTAGGAACAGATGTATATCCAGATCCCTGATTAGTTATAGCAATACTAGTAACCTCACCATAAGAACTTCTTGTTGTATTAGTCGTATATGATTTAAGTGATTCAAACGCATCAATTTCATTAATACCTGTATCAATTAGTTCAGAAGCATACTGGAATAATTCAACTTGTAATTTATAAATGTACAGCTTACCAAGTTGATAAAATGGATCTTGATGTGTTACAAATTTAATTTCAAACAACCCTTTAGTTAGTGGAAAGTAAATTAAATCTCCTTCGTTAGGGCGGTTTGGTAATGTGGTTTGACCATAGCGACCAACTAATTGTTCCCATCGACGTCTTGCCAATACTAGTGTGGCTGACTGTTCCATCATTAAACCAAACTTTTGAATAAATGCACCTTGACCTGCAAGAGAATCTACGTTTTCAAAATACATCTCAATTGGAAATGATGATTTAAATTGAGACAAACGATCTTCCCCAAGAATATTGTCTTTAGAAACTAATGTTCTTGGAATATAAAAGAACTCATTACCATAAATCTTTAATGATTCGATAATTAAATCTTCTAGTAAATATTGTTCGTTTCTCGTACCATGAGAAAAATAAACATTAGTTGTTGACATGTTATCCTATGAAGAAATCGAGTGGCGCAGATTTATTCTGTAAGTCGTCTTCTAGTTCTTTAATTTCTGTAGTGGCTTCGTCATAAAGTTTATCACCATCTATTGTCACTCCACCTGGAAGCTGCAAACCAGAAAACTTTTTAATATTTGTAGCCCATTGTTTTTTAAACAACGCTGTGGTATAGTGTTTTAACCATGACTCATTATAAACTTTTGTAAACTCATTTGGATCTAAAGCACGATATGCTTGCACGATTATATAATCGCCTAAGATAATATCAGTTTCCCAATTGACATCTAAATGAATTCTGTTTGTTCTGCGATTAAATCTAAAAAGAGTATGACCATTTAACTCTAAATCTAATAGTGCCAAATGACTCATAACAGTTTTATAATATATTAGAGAAGTAGAAGTTAAATCATAAAGGTCATTTAAACGTAATTGATACTGTAAATCAAATATGTTTTTAGAACTAGACGCTTGACCCATGGCTAATATTTTTGTTACGCCATAAACTGCATCAGGAACTTCAACATATCTCTTATCGTATTCTCTTAAAGTTATACTAGATGTTGTACCAGTTTGCCCTGAAACAGCACCAGTTATAACTTCTCCTACTGTAAATGTACCAACAATATCTTTAACTAATAATAGTGTACCAGTAGATGTACGACTAGTTTCTTTCGTTACTTTTGCAGTAGCACCAGATGTAGCACCTGTGATTTTTTCTGAAAGCTGATAATTTGCAGCAACACTAGAAGTTAAAACAATTTCTGAAGCACGTATCTGTGCTTTCATATAAATTTGTTCTACACCTTCATAGTGATACTTTGCCCAATG